TCAGAGGTAACGATGGCTGACAGCGACAAACCTGATTATCAAAGTCTCGCCTACCAGCGGATGTCTCCCGCGTGGACGATCGTCAACGATGTGATCGGCGGGACCGCCCACATGCGCGGCCAAGCCGCAACCTACCTGCCGCAATTCCCGGCTGAGCCTGACACCTCATACAACCAGCGGCTCAAGACAACCACGCTCTACGGGGCCTACGAGGAAACGCTTGAAGCGGTAGTCGGGATGGTGTTCCGCAAAGAGCCACAACTTGCCGATGATGCAACCGAAACTGATGGCGACATTCGACCGGTCCCGCCCAATATCGTTGAGGATATGGAATCTGTTGACGCAGCCGGAACCCACTGGACGCTGTTTGCGCGGGAAGTGCTGCGCTCGGCTGTCCATCTTGGCCACACCTTTATCGTAGTGGATGCCCCGCCGCCATTACGGGCTGAGGATGGCGCCACACTGGCCGACGAGGCCGACAGGCGCGCTTACTGGTGCCATCGCAAAGCAGATGAGGCGGTCAACTGGCATAGTTCGGTCATAGATGGCCAAACAGTCTTGGACCTCATCACCTTCAAGGAATGCACTGTTGAGCGGGTTGGCCGATTCGGTGAAGCAGAGGTGACACGCTATCGAGTGTGGGAGCTGGTGCCCGAAGTCCAGGATGGCGAATTCATCGGATGGCGGGCCCGCTGGGAACTGTGGCGACAGGTGAGCGAGAGCTCTGCCACGTCGGAACCGACCTTTGCGTTGGAGGCGTCGGGCGCTACGAACCTCGACCGAATTCCGGTTGTGGTCATCTATGGCAAGAAGACGAACTACCTGGAATCAAAGCCCGCGCTCCTTAACCTCGCCTACCTGAACATCAAGCACTGGCAGAAACAGTCAGACCTCGACAGCTTCATCAGCGTTACCGTGCCGTTCATCTGGGGGGTTAAGTTCAAGGATGATGGCGACCTGGTTGCGATTGGCCGGAACACCGTGCTCGAATGCGAAGAAGGCGGGTCGATCAACTATTGTGAACCCACAGGCGCGGGCCTTGAGGCTATGCGGACCAACCTTCTCGATAATGAGCGTCAGATGATGGCCTTGGGCCTCAACTTCGTGGTCGATGAGTCGGGTGATGGCAACAAGGTTGATGAAACCGCCACGGGCCGTGTCCTCCAGGCTGCGCGCCGCTCATCGAAGCTCTCACAGGTTGTCTCAAGCCTGCACGATGGCCTCGAAGCCGCGCTGCAATTCCACGCGCAATATTACGGGTTGGAGGATGGGGGCAGTGTCGTGATGGGATCCTCGGCGGATGATTTGGCGCTCTCGCCGGGGGTCTTGCAAATATTAAACACGATGGTTGCAGATGGAAATCTCACGAGATTGTCTTTCTTGCGGTTGCTGGAGAAGACAGGATTGCTACCGGATGGCACGATTGCATCAAAGGAAGACGCGGAGCTTGCCAAGCAGGATGAACTCGCTCTTGAGGATACGCAGGACACACTCGCGGGCGGTGCTCAGGGTGAGAATAACAAAGGCGGAGATATAAATACCCCCGCCCCTGTTCCATAGCTTACCTCTGCTCGACGCGCCCCACCGCGACCCGTCATACCACACCATACCGAACCCCGGCCCATCTCGCCTCGCCAGACCCGCCTTACCCAAACATTCCACGGCCAACCGGTCCTGATCTTGCCTTGCCGTACCACGCCGGACCCGACCGAACCCGATCCGACCTTGCCCTGCCTGACCCTGCCGATGCTGACCTTTGCCAGACCGAGGCTATCCCTGCCCTACTACGAAAGACGTAATCTGAAACCGGCCATATGTGGGCCGGAAGTCTGCAACGCCAATCAACCGACCGGCGGTTGTGAGAACTTCGTGCAAGAAGTCCGGGGAGATGTATTCGGGCGTCAGGATGCCCAAGTCAACCGTCGCGGTCCATCCCTTGAGGAAGGCCGGGCGCATTCTCGTGATTCCGTTCCGCTGAATCTGAACCCGTCGCTGATCCAGGTAATCCCACTCCGTGACACCATCATTCAGTGGGCAGAGTTCTTCGAGAACCGTGACACCTGCTTTGAACAGATCAAAGGCTGACTTGCGCGGGCTTCGAGGGTCTTGCTTGAACTTTGCCGCGTAGCAGATCGACTGCCGGACGTATTCCCCGGGCAAGCAGATACGATTTTCGGTGTCTCGATAGACGTAGCTTTCCACGTCATCACTTTTCTTTGCCTTTGAGTTCTTGGCCGCTTTCGACTTCGCCTCGACGCTTTCACAACTCCAGCGATGGAAGAGGATTGACGATGAGCCGGTAAGCTGTGCCGTTACCGAATATGGCTCCTCGAAGCTGATTTGATTGGCCGCGTCATTTGAGACGGGCGCTAGAGTTTCCAGTGATTTCTTGGCTGTTGCCATTGCGATTATTCTCCTTGTTTGACCACGTTATTGGATCGAAGACAAGGCGAGAGTCATCAGCCGTTTCAAACGTCCTGCGGGTTGTGGTATTTTCCGGCTTAGCCGTTTGCGTGCGATGCGTTCTCATCGTGCCTTTCGGTTAGGGTCGGTGGAGGGTTCACGCCTTCCACCGACCTGCCTGCATTCTAGCACATAAGCACGCCGATTCAATTACAATTGTCCCCGATATGCCGCAAACGCAGCCAACAACAACCCAGCCAACCCGCCGACCACGCGGCAAGGCACGCCGTTCAACGCCTGAGGAGCTTGACGCCTTTGTCACGGACCCAGACCTCGAGCTGGCCGACGAGATCGCCGAGGAAGCCGGGCGCGGTGTGTCGGCATTGTGGCGCGCTGGTGTCGTCTTGGCGGTTCTAGCGGTGCTCGGTCTTCGACGGCGACCGGGTCAGTCTACCTTGCGGTGGAATCCAGCGACATTTCGGTATCTAACACGTGATGGCCGGGTTGTGGCCGTGTCAGGCATACGGCAATCGCTTGAGGCCGTCAACAAGGTAATGGCTCGACGGCTCAGTGCTTTGGGCGAAGAATTGGGAGCAGGTAAACTTACGATCGGCCAATTCCAGAAAGCCGCCCGCGAGGAACTAATGGCCGGGCATCTCTTGGCGGGTTCGCTGGCGAATGGTGGCCGAGCGCATCTGTCAGACTCCATCATCGAGACGATCGCCTTCCAGGTGAAACAGCAGCTCGTGTTCTTCGATCGGCTGGCCTTGGAGTTACAGGCGCGAACGCTACCGGTAGCGGGTAGGCTGTTCCAGCGGCTCCGGCAGTACGCGGCAGCGGTGCGTGGAACCTACTACGCGGTCAGCACTGAGGCGCATAAGCGGGCAGGGTTCACTGAAGAGCGCAACGTGCTGGCCGTCGCTGAGCATTGTCACGCGGATGACGAGTTACCGGGATGCGTAGAGGAAACCGGGCGCGGTTGGGTTGCGATTGGTGGGCTATCGAATGTCGGCGATAGGCGCTGCGGCGGCGGATGTAAGTGTCATCTTATTTATCGGTAGCCCGTCCTGATTTCTCACCCCCGACGGAGGTTTGAGCATACGGAGACCTACCCTCGGTTCTCCGTAAGTGTCTTCCCAGACGTATGGAATCGCACTTTCGGGCCGGTTCTCTCAGGTTAGAAGCGACAGTCGTTTCTATCGCCGGGTCGGTTTAACGTGCGTCCTGAGATGCAGGGTCGAGTTCACCCGGTCGGTGCCGTGGCTGTCATCCCTGCTTTCGCCCTATACCCTGAAGCACCCGCTTCGCAGCAAGGCTACTCGGCAGAATCGCTGATCCGGCTGCTATGTTGACCGCGTGGTATCGCTCGACTTCTTGTACGGCAAGCACTATCCCGCACACGCCAGACGTTCAGTTCAAACGAGTCTGGACGCTTTTAGGTGGGAAAAACGAAAAAAGCCCTAGTTTTCTGCATCCACACGCTTCGGTCATAGTTGCCGAGAATCGCGGGTCCGGCCCGAAGGACGAATGCAGAAAACTAAGGCTTCCGCGATTCTAGCTTGTTTTGGCCTATGACAGCCAGCGATCACGTGACCGCGGCGACAGTCAAGCACACAAACGGGAATTATTTTGTAGGGCCGAAATCCGCCTGCACAGCAAAAGCGGAAATTCCGGCTGCCGCTTTTGCCGGTTATTGAAACCTCAGCCGAAAATAAACATAGGAAGTGTGTTTGACTGTTCCCGCTGGGCCGGATGCCCGGCAATTCCACGCCAACCGGGAGGGTTGCGATGCCAATCAAATTAGGTCCGTTCGACTCACGCGAGGCTGCGCCCGAAGGGATTCGGGAACATCTGGAAGAGCGGGACGGCAAGTGGTTCTTTGAAGCGGAAACATCAACCGAAGTGCTGGGCCTGAAGTCTGCGCTCGATAAAGAGCGGGCAAAGGCATCCGCGGCTGAGAGGGAAGCGGCCAAGTTCAAAGGGATCGGTGATCCCGAGAAGGCGCGCCAATTGCTCAGCGATGCGGAAAAGAACGAGCAAGACCGGTTGAAAGCGCAAGGGGACTGGGAAGCGCGCGAGAAGCAATTGCAGGAGTTGTTCGACAAGAAGAGCGAGCAGTACGAAGCCGAAGCCACGCGGCTACGAGCAGCTTTGGATAAGCACCTCGTAGAAGCTGCTGGCACTTCCTCAATCGCCGGTGCGAAGGGTTCACCGATATTGCTGCTGCCTCATCTCGTTAAAGCGGTGAAGGTAGTGCAGGAAGGTGACGAATTCGTGGCGCGCGTCGTCGATGACAAAGGCAACCCACGTTTTGCAGATACCAAGGGCACGCCGATGTCAATCGATCAGCTAGTCGAAGAAATGCGCCAGAAGAAAGAATTCCAACGTGCATTTGAGCCTTCGGGCAACGGTGGGAGCGGTGGACCCCCAGTAATGGCCGCCGGCGTCGGCGGTGGTGTTGATGTATCGAAGATGTCCGGTGCCGAGAAACTCAAGTATGCGCGTTCAACAAAGCGATAGAACCGCCCTTGCCTACCAAGGGCAAGGAGTGACCTGAAATGGCAATGACCCTGGTGGAGGCGTCGAAGAGTTATTCAGACCCTTTGCGCGCCGGAATCGTGCAGCTCTACGCGGAGAACTCCGACATACTCCGCACCCTCCCATTCGATGACATTCAAGGCAACGCCCTCAGCTACAACCGCGAGGAGGCCCTTCCCGGCGTCGGTTTCCGTGGCGTTAACGAAGCCTACTCGGAAGACGTTGGGGTGATCAACCCGCAGGTCGAACCGCTGGTGATCGCGGGCGGTGACCTCGATGTCGATACCTTCATCATCAAGACGATGGGTGAAGGTCAGCGCAGCGTCCGTGAAGCCATGAAGGTCAAGGCGATCGCGCACCGCTGGACGAAAGCCTTCATCAAGGGCGACAACGCCACTGACCCGCGCGAGTTTGACGGCCTGCAAATCCGGCTGACTGGCTCACAGAAGATTGTGGCAGGCTCAACCGCGAATGGCTCTGCGCTACCGCTTACCAAGCTCGACGAGGCCATTGACGCTGTTGACGAGCCTACGCACCTGATTATGAATAAGACGATGCGGCGCAGGCTATCGGCTGCCGCACGGCTCACCACGGTCGGCGGGTTCGTCACCTATAGCCTCGATGAGTTCGGGCGCTCAGTCACCCGCTATAACGATCTGCCGATCCTGATTGCCGATCAGGACAATACTGGAACCGACATCCTGCCGTTTACGGAAGTCGCAAGCTCCGGGACCGACACCGCAAGCTCGATCTATGTCGTTAGTTTCCGTGACGGGATGCTGGGCGGAATCCAGAACGGTGGAATCGATGTACGGGACCTAGGCGAACTTGACACGAAGCCGGTAATGCGGACACGCGTTGAGTGGTACAGCGGCCTTGCGTTCTTCCACCCGCGCGCGGCTGCCCGTCTCTGGTCAATCGCGGATGCTGCCATCGTGGCGTAACAGGGCTGACGAAACAAAAAGGAGTGAACTGAAATGTCTTATACAGCTGCAAAGCATCGCCCGTCCTTCACGTACGATGTCAACCTCAAAATGAAGGATGCGGGCCTTATTGCCGCCGACGCTGCCGCGCAAGTAGCCGCCGCTGACAAGATTCTCGATATGGGGGATGGCCTCTTCGAGGGTGAACTTGTTATCGATATTACGGCGGTTGAGATTGCCTCAAACGATGAGCGGTACGACATCTGTTGGCAGGTGTCGGACTCGGCCACCTTTGCGTCAGGCGTCCATAACGCTGCCGTCCTGCCGACTGGTGCGCTGGAAACGCTGATCGGAGGCGATACCGACACCGCGGTCGGGCGCTACGTGCTTGGCGTGCGGAATGAGTTGAACGGCACCTACTACCGCTATGCGCGTGTCTACACAAACGTCACTGGCGCGATTGCCACGGGCATCAACTACTCCGCATTTGTTGCCAAGCGCACCTAGGAGGATGAGATGGACCCTGGAATCTATGCTCCGGCGACCGACAAGCAACAAAGCGACGCGGGCCACTTTATTGCTGCCCTGACCGTCACGGCTGCCGCACTCAACGTAGCGCCAAGCGGTACACAGGTCTCCAATATCACGGACGCCAGTGTAGCGCACGCGCTTAACGCGACCTTCAGCGACACCGAGGCGGAAGCTGCGCTCAATGCCTTGGGCGTCAAGATCAACCTGATTCTGGACGCGCTGGAGGCGTACGGGATTATGGCACCGGCGGCCTAATGGCTTCACAAGTCGTCACAACCGTAGGGGCCAAACCCATCACCACGCCAAGTGTGGATCGCGTCACGATCTGGAACCTGGCGGGTGAGGCTAGAACCGTGTGGCCGGTAGACGCGAAAGAACTTCTCGCTACCGGCCGCTGGCTTTCAGAGAAGCCTGCCAAGACTAACGGTGCTGAGATCGTGGAGCAGGCGCAAGAGCAGGTAAAGCGGAGGGGCCGTGACCGTTCCGATGATCGCCCCACTGAGGTGTAGGCCAAAGAAGCGGAAGTCTGCGAAGAAACGGTACTGATGGCCATTTCACTTGTCACAACACTTTCCGGCCTGACGAGTACCAGCTACGTGACGCTCGTGGAAGCGAAAGCCTATATGGACAACCGCCGTGGCTCAGAACCATGGACGCTCGTCGATGCCAACGAGAAGGCGCGTGCGCTCATAGGAGCAGCTCAACGGCTCGACCGTGAGAACTTCATCGGCGATAAGGTTGTGTGGAATCAGGCGCTCGAATGGCCGCGGCGTAACTACGGGTACAGGTACGCAGTGGAAATAGGAACCGGCGCGGGTGTCGTCGATCTGCGGGGTTGCTGGTGGCCGGCCAGCGCAGTTCCACAACCGGTCAAGGATGCGCAGTGCGAGCTGGCGCTCCAGTACGTGATTGATCTGGGGGCGGCTTCAGTAGGGGCCGGATCAGGACGAATAACACACTTCTCTCAAGATGGCTTATCGATCACCTACGACGTGTCCAGCGTTTCGACAAGCGATCTGCCGCGCGAGTCAATGAAACTGCTGGGCGCGTTCAGGCTGGGTAAACGGCTGGTTAGATCGTAATGGACGCAATTACGCAAATGGCCTGGCGGGTCTATCGGGATGCAAGACAGCGTGTCTGGCCCGGGGCGGATGTGGTGCTCGAAGACAAGGCGAAGGCCGAGATCGTGACCATCACCGATGGCTGGAACGCGGTCAAGATAACAAGCGAAGCCGAGGGTACGCCAGAACTCGCGCTCTTGATTTTGCCACAAGACACCGTAACTGAGGCTGTCCTTCGGGATTCCGTACGATTCGTTGTTCTGAAGGGCAGGCGCCATGAAAAGCGCACGTATGAGTACCGGACGGACGCGCCGGAGCGCCATCAGATACGGTTTCAGCCGATTGGGGAGGCTGCGTAATGAGCGATAACGATTGACCGTATGTGATGGGAGAAAGTCAACGAATGATGGGATGGCGAGAACTGACCCGCCCTTCACCTACGCTCTACCGCTGAGCTATTGGCCCCGATCCGGGCCTCATGGGAGTTGAACCCAACACCTTAGGTACCGTCAGGCGGGTCAGCCTAGGACAGAGCATAACACAATGACCGACCGCCAACTACACGCCATCCAGAATCCGTGCCGCATTGAGCAACAGTGCGAGGGCCGGGCTGTGAAGTTCGCGGCGGGTGACCAGTTCATCGTGACGGCCTTGACGGTTCGGCTATTTGGCCCGCACGACTGGCATTGGTACGCATCGGTCGCGATCGTGAAGGGTGACGATTACAAGGGCGTCACTGAGTGGGACTACAACGACAGGTCCGCTGCTGTTGATCTTGCAAGCGACCTGCTCAATGGTGTGGGCGCCGGGCGCGAGGGCACCGGTGAGGGCCACTTCGAGGGCATCGGGGTTCACCTTGTCCGGTTGCTGACCGAAGAGGAAAAGCGGCTGGTCAAGACTTATTGCCCGTGGCTCTCACCGCTGCCAGTCCCGAAGAAAAAGAGCATCGGGAAGATGTGGTTCTCGAACGTGAGCCCGCGCGCGAATGAGGTATTGTGAGCGAAAAGTACAAAGTGTTTTTGGGGACGGTGGGTCTTTTGCTAATGCTGAGCGGCGTAATCTACGCCTTTTGTACGCACATATGTTATGGCCGCTGAGTTCCAAGTAAATCTGAATGGCGCAGATGAACTCGATGACGGGCTACTGAGGCTTGTCGCAAAGCTGCGCGACCTTCGCACAACGTGGCCGCTGGTCGCAACCGTCTTTCATAAGTCGATGCGGCAACAGTTCAGCAGTCAGGGGGCGTATGGCTCTGGTAGCTGGGCGCCGCTGAGCCCTGCCTATGGTGCGTGGAAGGAACGCAAGCATCCCGGATTGCCGATTATGGAGTTGTCGGGGCGGCTGGGTGACTCGCTCATGGATGCGTTCGGGAATGCCGATTCAACCTATGAGGCGACCGAGGACACTCTGCGAATCGGTACCAAGACGCCCTATGCGCGCTTCCACCAGTACGGGACCGGTAGGATGCCGGCACGTCCGTTGATTGCGCTCACAGAGGCGGACAAGGCGGAGATCGTGAAGATTGTGCGTGACTCCTTCGCGAACGAAGCAACAGAGCTCGGGTTTCGAGTAGTGACGAGATGAGATGCCGTTTGTCGCGAAATATCACCTTGCTGGCGAATGGCCGCTCGTTGAGAACCTCAAGCGGATCATTGAGCGGGATCAGGTGGAGGCGCTGGCTGCTATTGCCGGTGTTGGCGTACTCGTACCGTTCCCGAATGTTGATCCGAGCATTCGGATAATCGAGGACCCGCCCTATGTGGCGGTGCAGTCGGTCAATTCGACAACGGTCGTTGATGACAATGAGAGATCAGCCGATTCCAGATATGAATTCAGATTGTTTATGGCGATCGGTGACAGCGATCCGGCACTGCTGGCGAAACATTTGGCTTGGTACAAGAAGGCCCTCATCGACATTCTCACTACAGCAACCGAGGCCGATTTGACACTTGGAATCACAACAGCCTGGCACGATCGACCGGTCTTCGAGCTTGGAACAGCGGTCAACGGTGAGATTGGCGGCGTGAGAATGAAGAATGAGAAGTATCTGCGGACCTGCGAGATTCAGTTCTTCATGCAGATCAAGGAAGTTGTCGCTTAAGGAGAAACGATGGCCGAAGAGTTTGATGAGCT